ATTCCACTTAGATGCATTGAATGTTTCTGCGGCTTCTACTGCCGTAACGCATTTATATAAATCATTATTATGAATGCAGATATCTCCAACATCATATGTTCTGGCAGAACTATACTGATCGGACATGTTATTAAATAATGCTGCATCATTTGCATCATACTTGGACAAATCAATTTTTCTTGCTTCGAGTTCTACCAGCGCACCAATTATTTTACCGGACGTATTTTTTCCAGATATCACATTTCCGGCAGAATCTGTCTGCGCAGTTGTTACGGTATTATCCCACCAATAGTCTGGTACATCCGTTGTCTTTATTAAAAACTGATCACCCAAGCGGAATTTCTCTGCGTTCGCAGGAACAGCAATATACGCAATTAATTCTGAATATGTATTAAATACATATCCGGCAGATTTGCCTTGAGCAACAGCCATTGCTCTCTCAATATTTGTATTCGCATCTTCAAGCTTTCCCTTTAAAAACGCATCATTTCCAAGCAGCTGTCCATATCGCTCATTAAAACGGTCTGCATGTGCTCGTGTCTCTGGTGTGAGTTGTTCCATCTCTGTATTAAATTCCGGATTAACATTCAAACTTGACATAAATATCCTCCTAATTTTTGTATCATTCTGCAAACTTATTTTCAATTTCTATTTCATGACGTATCTGAGATTCGCTCTTTGGTTTGAATCGATACATCCCCACATATAAGTTATCTCTGTAAAATTCGTGTCCTCGACACGTTCTCAGATAAATTAATATAAATTTTTCAATGATCTTTCTCATAAGCATTGTCTCACTTAAACTCTAATACATATCCTGAATTGCAAATGAATCTTCCATCTGGTCTTTACCTTTCGGAAGGAAGTTAGCGATTGCAATAATATCATTATCCTCGTCGATCAATGCAATTTCACTGATATACTCGCCAACCAGTTCATTAGCTTCAATTACAAGCGTGTATTCATAGCATGTATCGCTGATTTTCTGACTGGATGTATATTCTTTTCTAAGCAGCTCATGTTTTAATGCTGTAGCAGTCTCGCTTGGACTTAATACCTCATTATTCTCATCCACGCCACCAGATCCAACTGCAATATATTTTATCTTGGAAATAGTTCCGGTATCATGTAATGCCTTTGCAATCTTTTTTCTCTTTGCCTCTGTAATTACCTGCTTCATACAATCTCCTCCTCAAATCTGTATGCATCCATTTCTTTTGTTCCATCTAATAAATAAGTTCCATCGAGACACCAATCATTATGTTTTACAACACGATTGATGCTTCCAACTCTTCCGGTCGGTGTAGTAAACTGTATCCGGCTTCTTTGCTTCACTAAAAACGTTCTATAAGATGCATCTAGTGTCTGTGATCCATCTAACGACCATGTACCATCAAGTCTCAAATAATTATAATTATCAATCTTAATTACTGATTTACTTTTAAGCTTCAGCTCTGCTGGCGGAGTAATAATTTTTATCAAAAACAGATATATATAATTATCTTTAGCAGTTACATATTTGACCTTCCGCACCTCGCTTTTCAAAATATCAAAACCTATCGGATATTCCTTATCAATATCCTGATGCACGGTCACATAAAATTCTGCCCATCTATCCGCATCACCTTTCAGCTCTACAGCGGTTTTAATTTCCGCATCATCAAACCCAAGCTTTCTCACTGCGAGGATCATTCCTTGATTAGTTCCACCCAGCCTGCATACCTCAGTATAATTAGCGATCCTTTTTCTGTAGTTCTCGTCCGATTCTCCCGGATATCTCACTATGCTGCGATCATCTGCATGGCTCTGGAGCATGGATGCATCGCAGGTTGCAAGCATTGTCTGTTCTCTTGCCTCAAATAAGGTTTCTCCTGCGTGATCCATATATGATCCCAATACCTGAAATAAAATGTACCACTGATTCTGTGACTTTTTTATCCGCTTGAAAGGGGACGTTAGCAGGTAATACATGAAATCAGCAAATTTCTCCATCTTACGCACCTCCAACATTTGTGACGGTCACGGAAATTTTTCCCGGCATGATAACTTTTCCTTTTTCAAGTTCTATATCTGTATCCGGGGCTGAAAACTCGGCACGTTTATATGTACTGATTCTTTCTTTCAGCGCATACCTAAGATCATCCAGATATAAACAGTTCAGTTCTTTCCTGCTTGCAATCTGCATATAGCTGGAAATCACATTTTCTGCCTGCTCTGCCACTCCCTGCGTTGATGCTTCTTTGGCAATAAATATCGTTACCGTGATATTTTCATTCACGATCGTAGATGACTTAAACAAAAAATTATCATAATTATTTTTTAAATACTCTGTTGCTGCCTCAACTTTATTCAGAAGCTCCTGTGTGGCTGCGCCTGAAGTACTTGTGATGATTATGTCTGCTGTTCCCTGTCCTCTCGGATGCTGGTCATCTATTTGAACATCCAGCACACCAGGTACTCCTTTTGCTACACTTTTTAATTTGCTCGCTGTTGTGCGTTCTGCCAGTTCGGACCATGCTTCCAGACATCTTTCTCTTAAAGACTCCAGATCTTCAATATCAGCACCCTCTTCATATAACCAGTTTTCTTCATTATTGATACTTGATACTCCATCCAAATGGATCATGGACACTGTGATCTTATCCGCTGGAAGATTATATGCTGTTCCTGTCTGCTCTGCTTCCACTAAAACTTTTCCTGTCTGCTCTCCTGCAGGAATGACGGTTTCATCCGTAACGTAATATTTAAGTTCTACGCCATTTACATCCGGCTTTGTTTTAAAGATATGTCCCTTTGTGATTTGCAGTGCATTCACATAATCTTCACGATAAATCGTTATATATCCCTTTGCCCTTACTGCTTCTTTCCGCGCCTTACCCACATCTGCAGCTTTGATTTCCAGCCAGTCCCCCTCTGCATGTTTTATATATCCGTTATTAATAATCGTCTGTGCCAGATTGAGCAACTGAACATAAATCATGACAAATATTCTGATAATGATATAGAAAATACCACCCTTATTGAAATTGTTAATGATGAATCCCTGTTCATCCAATTCCGTTTTTATTTCATTCATAACAGCAGATTCTTCCGGAACTGGACAAACTTTATTTAATGTTTCTTTGTCTATCATTCACTTACAACCTCCACTTCCTCTGTTGTGAGTTCAACATTATACTCATCAACAGCATCCTGTTTTGAAACAGCCACATAATCCCGGAACACACCGTTCTCAAAGCTTATCTTCTGCCTTGTTTTTCTCTGGTCGAGATATGTTCTCTTTGACAATTTATTTTTTACTCTCTGCTCTATTTCCTTCTGTGTAAACTCATCATTTTCCGCATGGCTGAAATCCAGAAGCCCAAATCCATAAGCTTCATCTCCATTTTCATCTTCGTAAAACAGTTCACCCGGTTCAGTATATGCTTCCAGTCTAAGATCCTGCTCCCAGCATTCATCTCCGGTAACTGTTTTAAAATCTCCAGAACTGTCCGCCACAGGCTGACCATTTGCATCAAGCATTATATCCGTATTATTTTCTCCAACAATGGTCATCTTTCACACCTCCCAAGAATGAACACATCACTTCCTCCATATAATAAAAGAACAACCACAATATCATCTTTCTGTACCTGTATGCTGCTTCTGACATTTGGTATTTCCGGAAAGTCATTATCTACATTCAGTGTTTTGTCAAGAATCTTGAGAGTGTACATATATTTTTCGCCATCCTGTTTTGCCTGCACAATTCTTGCATACATTCCGGCTGGATACTGGATATGCGGATAATTTGTTTTTATCTCATTTGTGATTTCTTTACGCACGAAAGTTTCTAACATATCAGACATATCTTTCACCCACCTTTAAAATAAACATACATCCTAGTCTGTCCACTTGGATCACTCCTCACAATCGTCTTTTCCACTTTAACGGTCCCGGTGAATTTGGAATGTTCCACTTCTATCATCTGGCTGTGATGTATCCACGGAACTCCGAGAGTTTCTATCTCCCAGAGGCTTCCATATTTGTGCAGTGAAAGAATGTTTTCACTCTCTGTTAGCACATATATGGTATCCTGCTGTGGATAACATCCCCAGTAAAAAATCTTATTGCGGAAAAAGAAATCGTTATCTATTCCCCACGAACTATTTACCTCCATAATGGCTTTAATGCCATTCTGTTTGTTAATGATAAAAGTATCTTTTTTCCCATATTCACTTTCTATCAAAACATAATCATCTATACCAGCTTGAGTTAATATATACCTGATTACATCCTGTGGAGTGCAATCAATAAAAGTTGCCTTTATCATAATCTGTTCAAGCTTTATCATGTCATCCCGGATCATAATTTCTTTCCAGGAATCATTTTCATTTTTACGGCAATATCCTGAAAGCAAAGTATCATAATCGTCATCATATCCCAGTTCAACAACTGCTTCCTCGTTATCTTCATAAGAAACGATTCCTTCATATTGAGTTGCAAGTTCCACCCTGCACCAGTCTGATCTTGCCTCCCGGCTTGAAAAACACTCCACTTCACATCCACTTGTAATTTCATAGTGTTCAGTACTTATTTTAAATTCAGGACTTATCAGCTTTTTATATCCCATGCTCACTCCTATAAGATTAAATCCCTTGCCATCAGTTTTGCCTTGGCATTCTGTTTCTTTCTGGTAAGAGGAAATTCCACCTGCTTTGTTGTTTTACTTTCTGTCTTCTTTTTTGCTTTGCTGGAAGATTTCTTTTTAGTGCTTCCAGCAGAAGCACTGACCGTTTTAGTGGTTATTCCTGCAATCACAGGAGCAACTAATTCCAACGTTGCCGTCCTTCTGCTTTCAGCAATTACATTTTGTGTTCCAAGCTTTTTAAAATAAACCTTGGAAATTCCTCTGGCAGCACAATCTTCATTTACAATTTCTAAAAGATTGGCTTTTGTCTGTCCGTAAGCCTTAAAGAGCCTCTGCATGGCAGTGATCTGTTCATCCTGTGTCATTTCTGTAGAATCTTCCAGTATAAAATCAATACTGATCTTTGCTGCTTCATATCCTGTCGGCTGTGTTGCTTTGGTCTTTCCCTTATCATCTTCGATGTTTTCAATAGTCGCTGTCTCATCGATGCTGATTTTTTTACACTGTCCAGACAAGATAACGCCTCCAAGTTTTACAATATTTTCCTGCACTAACAGCATCTGCTCTTCCTCCTTCTTACGTTGTCGCCGGTTTAGGATCATCGCTAGAGTTCTGTGCATCCTTAAGTTCATTGATCAGTTTCTGTAACAACTCAATATCCTTTATCTTTGTAAGATCCGGTTTCAGTTCCAGATGCTGAATAATAATTGGATTACCACTTTCTGTCTTTTCATGATCCGATTCCTTTTCTGTTCTTAATCTCTCGCTTCTCTCAAGTGTTCGTGTTTCCCTTCTGCTAAGCTCCGTCACAATGCTTCTTGATTCTGTCTTGTCTTCAGTGCTGCCACCAAGCTCCTCATGGATAAATGTTTTCAAATGACTCCATAGTGCAGATAATGGCAGTATTGCCTCTGCACCGGCTTCGCCTCCTCCAAGCATTTTGTTACCAGCTGCACCAAATATCGTTGGTCTCGTCATGATTCCGCCTTCCGCATACCAATCGGTACTGATCTTTGGTGCACTTGGTGGATTCAGGCTGAAGCTTCCATCGATCTTAATATGTGGCAGTTTGATTTTTGGTGTAGGAAAATCAATGCCGAAAAGGCTTTTTATCTTTTCGATCGCATTGTTTACCTTTTCCTGTATAGCATCCATCTTCTCATTGAACTTGTCTTTCACGCTGTTCATTTTGTCATTTACCATGGATAATATACCAGTAAGTCCGTCCATGAATTTTTGTTTCAGCTGCTCCACAGAAATATCAATGCCAATTGCCTGAAGTGCCCCACAGATAACACCTAAAAATCCTTCTGCGAATCCACCTGCAAATGCTAAAATCGTATCGAAACAATTTCCGAAAAAATTTTCCAGATCCTGCAACGCTGCATCTGCAAACTCACATGCCCCGGTAAAATCCCCGGTAAATAAAGCTACAAACATGTTGATTATATTTGTTGCAAATGAAATAAGATCCGAAAGGGCATTCGTCAGTGGTGTCAGGGCTGCAATCATCCCTTGTATTCCTGCCACAAACTGTGCAACAAAAAATGTACCGACAACACCTGCGATCAATGCAATAATCTCCAGTATAGGCTTTGCTGCCTCATAAAGTTCCATAAATTTCTGCCCGACATTTTGTAGTGCTGGCTGTAATGTTTCCCATGCCTGTGTGACACTTCCTTTGATCTGGTCGAATAATCCGATCCAGAAATTCCGGAAGGCTTCAGATTTATTCCATAGCAGTACAAATGCCGCTATCAGCCCAACAACAGCAATCACAATCCATCCTATCGGAGTTGCTGCAAATACTGTATTAAATGCCAGCCAGACAAGCCTTGCTGTCTTAATGGCTGCACTGACACCGGAGACCGCTTTTCCAATCGTTCCGATCGCACCTACTACGGTACCGATCACGACAAGCATAATTCCCAACCGCAATGCTATATTCATGATGCTCTGCACTGTCTGCTGGTTATTTGCAATCAAATCCGAACCTTTGTCTATAAGATCATTTACCTTTGTAAGTGTGTTATTTACAACCGGCAGAAGATTCTTTCCAAGTTCCTCTGCATTGTTATGTATCTTCTGCCTTAAAACTTCGAATTTTCTTTCCGGAGTGTTATCTATAGCCTCCGCCATTTCATTTGTCACACTGACACCCTGCTTCATACTGGATGCTAAGCTGTCGATTCCACCTGTCAGTCCATCAATGTCATTATAAAGAAGGTCGATCATGGCAACAGCTTCATCTGTTCCGAATGCCGATTTGATCTCCTGTTTCTCAACCGCATCCAGTGTATCTCCATACTTATCCTTTAATTTCTGCAATATCTCCGGAGTAGTTAGAAGCTGATTATTTGCATCCACAAATGATAAACCAAGTTTCTCTCCAGCCGAAGCTGCTGTATTCAAAAATGATTTATATTTTGTGGCAGCTTCTGATCCGCTCATGGTTGTCTGCAATTGTCCCAGGATAGCCAGCTGCTCTTCCATTGAAATCTTGTTATTAGTTGCTGTAGCTCCAAGCATTGATATAGCACTTGCCATCTCCGATCCGGCAGTTTTATAATTTTTAACTGCAGTCGCAATACCTGCTGAGAACATCTCCCCAAATTCAAGGTCTGACATATCCTCATATGCACCTTTGTAAATACCATAACCAGTCGCAAATAAAGAACCCATCTCTTCTGTTGTGGATTTTGTTGCCTTACCGGTCAAGGCTGCAAGTTCCGTGAACTTTGCCACACCTTCATCGGTCAGCGATGCAATACCTGATTTAATATCATAAGATGCACTAATAAATTCGCTTTTTGTCGTTCCTGCCCATGTGTCAGAAAAGCTCTTTGCTGCCTTTTCTACTGCGGCAAGGTCCTGTACTCCAAGAGATGCAAGTTCTCCAAGGGCATTCTGTGTATCAAATGTAGATTGCACAGTACCAAGGCACGCCGTTGTCAGTGCCGTTCCTACGCCCACCATGACAGCTCCAGCCTTTTGGACGCTTCCAAATGCCTTGTTCAGTTTTTCTGTACTATCAGCCACCTTATTCGTCACACTTGAGAGGTTTCCAGTCATGTTATCTGTCAGCCCAAGAACAACGGACAACTTATAAACAGAATCCATTCCCATACTTCTATCACCTCATATTAAAAGATGCCCGATGAGTAACCCGGGCATCTTTTTAACCTTCATTGTGAATCTGGATGTGCTTCCACATATCCTTTATTTACGCCCACCTCTATATCTTCGATCCTTAAATCTCTTGCAATTTCTGCCGTCGCTAAAAGTTTTAAAAAATCCTCAAAAGGCATATCATGAATATTTTCCGGAATTAATTTCCCGGGAAGATACATATTGATCAGCAGCCTTCCATATTCCACAAAGTTACTTTTAATGCTTTCCTTTTCCTGCTCTACAGCTTTTTTACTGCCGTATCCTTAGATAATCCAAGCATGTTGAGAAGCTTCTCTCCAAGGCTGATGCACATTGCCGGGTATTCTTCCAGCGCATCCCCAAGTTTCTTATACTGCTCTTCACAGATGTTATCCATTACAAATGTCTTTAATGCTTTCACTGCAGAATTGGACGACAATTTGACATATCTCTCATAGGATGCGGTTCCCGGTTTCCTGAAAAGAAATGTAAATTCTTTTTCCTCTTCATCATCTTCCTGGATCGTTGTCCTGATCTCGTAGATTCTGCCATCCTTTTCTTTATATTTTTTTCTGAGATTCTCCATCTCATCTGTTACAGCAGCATCCTGTCTGCTTTCCATAATCTGTCCTTCCATAACGTTATCCATCTTGTTTTCCTCCTGATTTTTGTCAAAAATAATGATTATGCTTCAAGACCATTCGTGCTGATTCCGCCTATAGCCATACCCTCAATCGTCACTTTTAAGGATGTATCACCCTGCGCCCCTTTGAAATCTCTTTTATTAAACACAATCTGTGTGATAACATCTGTAGATGTCTTAGCACCCTCATCTGCATAGCTCACAGTAACTTTCGGAATCATGTATCCGTAGAAATGTTTACATCCACTTGACTTGATCACGCGGCACATTTCGTCATAATCTTCACGAAGCAAGGTTATCTTAAAGGTATTTTTCTGGTTGCCAGTACCATATCCTCTGATCTTGCCACCTTTTCCATAAACAGGATCAAGTCCCTGTTCATCTCCGTAATCAACCTCCTGGATCTGCACGTTGTTCATATCTGTCATGTGAAAATCAATGCTTGACCAGTCATAACTTTTACCATTGATCAATGGATCCATCTATCTCAACCTCCTATTCTGCTCCTGCTCCATATGGATTATTGACTGCAAATGTCAGATTGAACTTTCTGACCGTTCCCATCGGAACCCATTCAATGCTTACGTTTAAGGTCTCATCCACAAGGATGTTTACATTTTCCGTTTCGATCGTGACTGATCCGGAACTGATGATCTTATCTTTGATGCAATTATCAATTGCAATTCCAAGATCTGCCTCAAATGGTTTTATCCCCGCCTCGATATTATCCGGATCGATCTCTGCCTGGATATTATCCGTTGCCTTTTTGCTCACTTCCCTCACGATACGATTGAGTACCCGGACATTTTCGACATATGGGAAATCGCTTCCGTCTGCAGCGAGTACATTGGCATTCGTCACGTAGTAGTCTTCTTTCCCGGTATACTGTCTTAATGTGATATAGCCAAGCGCATCCAGTTCTTTTGCATATTCCTCGATTCCTTCCGGCAAAAGTTTCTGCAGCTTAGAGCAGCTGATCGGGAATTCTTTCACACATCCAATGGATAAGCTTTCTTTTGCCTGACCTAACAGTCCTGAAACAACACCGGCAAAATTGATTGTCTGTGTGCGGAGATCCTTTCTTGTATACACTCCATAGGAAAGCACAACGCCAACAAAATAGCTGTTGATTCCTTTCCGTTCTGTCTTCATTGCCGCAAGGTACTCATCCAGGCTCTCTTCTGTTCCGCAGCTTCTGCCCTCGCACAAGAAAATGCATGGTTTCTTGTAAGTATCAAGAAACTCCTTCGCCTGCTCTGCGAGTGCTGCCCAAAGTGTCTTTCCTGATGTGCCGACGATATGAACGATCTCAAACTCAGAATTAAAGCTGATCAGACTCTCAACTGCCTTGAGCACACCCGAATTGCTAAGTGTCGGAGCTGTGGAGCTAAAAGAAAATGCATCCTCCTCCATAAAGGATTTTTCCTCTTCTCCGCTGTCCGCAAATGTAAGAGTAATACCGGTTCCCGGAAGTTCAAATGTTCCACCCAGCGGGATTGTGTACTCATCCGAAAAGTTATTGCCACCATCAATTGAATAAGCAAATGATCCTGTGTTCACCTTTCCTGTTGCTGTGATTTTTACTACAACATCGTAAGCATTGTTTGGTTTTCCTGATGCTGTGACTGTTCCCTTGCTCTCTCCGGTTTTTGTCACCTCTCCGATCGTTCCGTCAACATCTGCTTTGACCGGGATTGCATATAATTTTTTCAATCCGTTCTCTGTCGCATCGATACATGCATCCGCAAGCGGCGTACAGCCAAGTTTTTCTTTGATTTCTTCCGGTTTCATTGTATTTGTCACAAGTACCGGCACAGTACTTGTTGAGGTGGATGCCCCGATTTTTACCTGTACAAATGAGCCTGTAGATGTGTTCCTTCCAAGATTTCCATCCTGAACTTCAATATTCACTTCGCCAAACATTTATCTCACGCTCCCATCCATTGGTGCATCGTTAAAAGCTTTTACCGCTGCATCATATTCCTGTTCCGTGACCATCTTTCCTGTTCCCCATCCATTGGCTGTTTTTACACCGGAAAACACAGCATTGGATGTATCTTTCTGTGCTTTCAATTCCTCGATGGTCATGTAATCCTTCTTATCTGTCATCTTGTTCCTCCTGTCACTCTTTTTTTTCAATCTGTCCAACTTCCACTTTCTTCAGCTCTGTATCCTCATAAATGCCACCTGTCAGAGTGACATCAAACTCAACTGCTATTTTGCTCTTCAGGATGCTGTCCCCCTCCTCGATCCAATCCACGTCTCCGACATTGATCTCTACAAAGTTTCTGTCTACCGGAACACCTTTACCGATGTTTTTCATGAAGTTAGTCAGTATCGCATCCACTTTTTCCTCATTGGAATCTGCAATCACCACATGCAGTGTCGTGATCCTCACATGCAGTTTCTTCCGCTGTTTCCGCTGCCCCTCTTCCCCATATATTTTTTTTGAGCCTGAACGAGCAAATGTTTCCTTCACTCTGAGGACTGCCCCGACATGTGTTTCATTGCAGTTTTTTAAGCTTTTCAGGCTATCGTGTACTGTTGACCGGATGCCCGCTTTTTTTAATACTCCAACCAGATAATCTCTTTCTTCCTTCATCGTTTATTCCTCAAACAGTTCTTTCAGCATTTCCTGTATATCCATATCATCCTGCTCACTGATACCCAGAAATTCTCTCGCCGGTATCTTCACACTTACCTGTGGCTTGCTGATCCATCTGTCTCCAATCTGGAACTTCAGGTTCTTGCCCCTCTTTGCCCTGATCGTACGCTCATCACCAAACTGATGCGTAGCTGCATAAATAACATTCGTACCAACTGCAAGCCCTGTGCTGTCCGACTGTGCATGTATGGATGTTCCGAGTTGTTTCGTTTTTGTCAGTGTCTTTCCTCCACTTTTCTCGGCACGTATGGAACGCTTCCATTTTTTTCCGTCCGGGCTTTCTTCCGTCCGGAATCTTTCTAATGTAGATGTCCTCAATCCTTCGGCAATAGCATTCATCATCCCCGCTTTATCAATGTCTGATTTGTCTTTCAGCCTTTTTAATAGTTCATCCGTCTGATCTTCCAGTTTCACACTTACTGATGACATGTCTTCACCAACCTTTCATGTTTCCCCTCGAAAACAGTCTTGGTGAGTTTGACATTGAAAAGCCTATCCTGGCTGCATCCTCTGTATTGTTTTCGCTGACGCCAATACTGATCCTGCCCTCTGCAACTTTGGTCAGAAAAGCAATGGCTGCATTATAACGGGTAAGGTATGTTTTTTCCCTGTCGTTTTCATCCACTCCTTTTCTTGAGACCATGTTGTAAAGTGCAATATCTTTTGCAAACTTATTGATCACCTGCGGCGTCTTTGCAAACGGCACTTTGTACCGCTTGGCAAGATACCCGTCAATCTCTGCGTCTGCATCTGCAACCGCCTGTTCAGCGATTGGCATGATCTTTTCGATTTTCTCATCTTTATCCTCAATATACTCATTTCCGATAATGAAATTCATCATGTCCTCTTTGAGCATATCGAGTACTTCCTGTGCGGTACAATATGCCATTCAGATCACCTAGCCTTTCGAGCTTGTTGTTCCAGTGGAACCATATGCCATCTGCCAGAAACCATAACCTGCATTGGAACGTCCATCTGCGCCCCAGAGGAATTGATCTTTCATGAATACATTATCATCATTGTCATTCGTCTTGCTGGTAAGCTTAATAGGTTTTCTTTTCTGATAAATGATAGGTTTAAGTGCTTTCTGTGTTGCAAGCAGGAACCAGTAATCCGGCTGGTCTGCAAGTTCAGTCACAACCAGAAGCTCTGCTGTTCCTTTCAGAACATTTGTGGTTCCCTCAATCTGGTCGGCTTCCAGGATGAGTCTTCCCATCTTTTCATTCGCTGGCGAAACAACCAATAAATTTGGAACAATGTTAAGGCTCTTTCCCTGATCGCCCAAAAGTCCCATCATGGATGCACGTGCCTCAACATATGCATCTGTGGAGAGTTTTTCTGTTGTCATGTTGCTCACAGTCTGCTTTCCATCCTTTCCGGAAGCATGATCCTGTGCAAAAAATGGTTTCCCATCATAACAGTTTTCTTTAAATCCGGCTTTTAATGCATCAAAGACCAGAACATCCGGATGCCCTGCGGCTGCTTCACCAATGTTTGCAAACATTGGCGCATATACGCCATAAGTATCATCTTCAATATCATCTCTTGGTACAGCAACAGTCATTTCAAACTTCTTATTTCTAATAGAATAGTTGTAAGCTGAAAGTGACTGAATCTCTCTTTCTCCGATCCACTCTCGCATCTGCGGCATCTGTCCGAGCCATTTATAATCTGTACTTGCCGTTGTACTTGGTACAACAGTTGCAATCCTCTCATACTGAGTCTTTCTACCCTGAAATGCTTTGTTATATGCGGTTGAATAAGCTACATTCAACCCGTGTAAGTTCTGCTGGTTTACAATCATCTTGGTTACCCTCCTATAATGTCTCTACAATGACACCGTCGCCCTCGATTCCAAGGATGACACCTGCCTTGCTTGATCCTGTTGCTGTGATCGTTACGGTCTGTGCATCAGACACATAACATGGTTTCATAACATCTGTTGCTTTAATGCTTCCATCATTATTCCAGACGAAAGCACCTCGTCTCACCTGCACCTCTACGGCTCCATCCTCTCCGCCTGTATTATCTACAGGCTTCATTGCACATCCTGCAATCATAAGGTTCTCAGCCTTCGATGCCTCGCTTGCATATCCGGCTGCGCTGATTGCAACCAGATGTCCTTCTGTGATACTCTCATCTGCTGCTACCGGAATAACAATGTTATTTCCGGAAAGTCTCTCATTTCCTGCTCTCATAATTTACTTTTCCTCCTGCTTGTAATACTTTTTATAGTCTTCCTCACTGATTCCCATGTTCTTGAGGATTTCCATGTCAAAATCCTCCGAATCTTTCTTATCAGGGGCATCTTTAAGATCCATTTTTTCCATATTGACGACTACCGGCGCTTTTTCCATGAAAGACTTAAAGCCCTTCTTGTCGCTTAAAGCATACTGTTTCGCCCATTCTGTCTGTGCTGCGGAAATCTTTCCATCTTTCAATGCCATGTTCACAAGTTCATCTGCCTCTTTCTCTGCCAGCTGGTTCTTTAATTCCAGCAGTTCAGCAGCAACATCTGTGTTTCCTGCTTTCAATGCCATGATGCTTGCAACAACATCCTCTGTTCTGGCGTCCTCATTAAGGCTTAAAAGTGAGAGCACCGTTGAATTAGCTACTACCTCATTTCCGTCTGTGGATGGTTTCTTTAATGCCTCGGTCAGTGCTTTTCTGACATCCTCAATGGTTGCTGTCTCCGGGAGACCAAGCAATGTGATAAGTTCTTTCAGTTCCATAAAGTCTTCTTCCTCCTTAAAATCATCTATATCTTCGGAATTTACGATAGGAAACATTCCGTCGATAGCTGGTGTGTTCGTAAGCGCTACGCTGTGCAGTTTCATTGCCTTTCTGTCCTTTTTGCGTACCAGTACAACCGGGGACAGATACCGGTATTCCTTATTTTTCAGATACTCCGCCGCTTTCTGTGTCCACTCTACCTTTGCGATCAGCGCATCCTCTCCTTTGTAGATGTCCTTGATCCAGCCGCCTGCCGGAGCCTGTATGTCCTGCAGTGTCTGGTGTTCATAATCGATCACAAGATCCAGCTTCCGTTCTTTGAAATGGCTGCGTATCATCTCAACACTCTCATCATCCACCTGAAAGTCACCTCTCTGCGAATGAACCATTCCAAGCGGCAGGATTTTTATCTCGTTTGGCACACCATCCACCG